CAACCCCCCAGGCACCTCCGGCGTCCCAGGCACCTCCTCCTTCCTATCAACCGGGTGCCCCGGGGTCTAATCCCCCATATCAACCGGGTGTCCCGGGGTCTAATCCCCCAATGGCTTATAATAAAACCCCAACCTTTGCAAGTTCCAACTCGTATGTATCACCGACGGACCTTTATGTACAAATGTCTGGCGGAACACAGAGAGTCAATACATGGGTCGGATTCCTCCAGGAGGATCCCATGAAAATGTACACCGGCAAGGTGACTGATGATGTCACCGGCTGGGATGATCCTACGAGTCTATCAGCATATGAGATTTTGACTGATATGCCGGTTCCAATGTCCAATTCTTATAATTTTTATAGTAATCGGGGGTCGAGTCAGGCACCTTCGGCGTCCTCGGTGATCTCACCCTCCTCGGCACCTCCAGCCTCCTCGTCACTTTCCTCATCCTGAACGATAAACTCCGCCATGCTCTCTGAATCCTCGTCGTCATCCGACTCCTCATCGTCATCGGATCCAACCTCGTAATCTGACTCGGCAATATTCTCCCCATTCGGATCATGCTCGTCGTGTTCATCATCCGCATAGTCATCGGTAACAATTTCATTAGGCGAATACCGCTCCGGAGGTTTTATAAGACGTCCCGAACGAGTCTTCATTTATCAATCAGGTGTTCTTTTCTTTATATTTATCGATTGCGGCATTGAACTCATCCTGGTGTTCGAGTGGGACCTGGATCGTTTGAAACTCACCAATAAAACCGGTTCTTTTAAAGTGGTTCCAGACCCTCGGGTTGATTCCTGAAAACTTTGCAAGCCCCGACAAATCCCTCCCTAAACCGTTTGTATTCACTATCATCAATGCTACAAGGACCAGGATCCCGACCCAAAAGAACATTCTTAGTATTGGGCTCCATTTTTTGAAACGATTTGGAAACGCTCGGAGGGATGATATACCACCGTCCTGAAAAATCCTGACACTCGGTATCGTGACACTTTTGTCGGATCCGACCCTTGTATATACTGAACCATACGTGATTCGATTTATGTTCCCTCTTGATATTCTCGCAATAGCGCGACGTGGTTGATACGATCCGACCCTTTTGGATCCCGGTCACCTTTAGATTGTGTTGTCCGGGAACATTCAACCGCAGAAACATTTCGAGAGACTCGCTTTTTATCGATGGTTCTCCAAACTCGAACGTGTCGGGCGACCCTTCGACCCTTATACTAAAGTTCAAAAGGTGCTCCAAGGATTTCTCAGGATCCAAAAACCGGAAAACGCCCCTCTCGCACACCCCATAAGGAACATAACACGTCGATTCTGGGTCCGCCTTGAACGACCAAAGCATTCGGAGCCCTGGACCCGTGTATACTGCCGGATCGATCAAAGGAGCCCAGTCCGCCTCCCCAAACTCATGGACGATTCGGTTCCGGATCCCCTTGGCTTGGTTCGAATCGACCAGAACATCTTCCCAGACAAAGTGCAAGCTAAATTTGGGGGATGAAGTGGCGACATAACATGTGCCCGGAACGAGTCTAGTGAATTCGATTGCCAATTTTTCCGGGTTCATGTACCGGTCACAATCAAAGTCGATGAAAAATTTGAATATACCGGTCCTCTGTTCGATTATGTGTAATCGTTCTCGGGTCGAGAGGTACCATTTGTAAAAATCATCGAGTTCATTCTGGGGGACGTTGAGAAGACCCCCCGTCAATATCAGGTGAGTTCGGGGTTCCCCTGAGCGGCTTTCCCACATTATTAGGACCAGCGATTTTATTGTTTAAAATACGCTTCATAGCAGCGAGCTGGTCTTTGGTCAGCTTTGCCGGGTCGGTGAGCATTCCTTGAATTTTCCTTAATTGCTCTTCTTTCGATAGAGTCATTTATATCAAAAGGCGTTTTATTATTGGAACCGAGCGCATTATAAAACTCGGGATTTCCCAGGACATCTTTACGTATCATGGACCAAACGTCACTGGTCCCCAGAATCTCTTCGATCGAAGCGAACCGAATGAAATCATTCTCATCGTACTGTTTTCTGAATCGAATGAGGTCATTATCCATAAGCATCTTTTGGGTATTGAAATCTTGAATGAATCTCGGTTGGTTCAAAGGGGTCATTGCAGAGTACTCCAATAGAAAAACGTCATAGACATTCATGACCGGTTCACAGGGATCCGCGACCCGGAACCTGAAGGTGGTGTATTCACCCTTTTTGATGTTGATGAGACCTCTCGTCTCCTCTTCGAGCTCTCGCAGGGCACAAAGTAATGGGTTTGTAATCTCGGACCTACGACATCCACCAGTCACAAATGTCCATTCCCTGAATCTTTTATCCCGGACGATAAGGAAGTTCGCCTTGCCGTCGATGACCAAAAATGGTATGGCGATAGCTTTGTATCTTTCCATACATCATTACTGTCTCGGGATAATTTAATATTTGGGGAACGAGGGGAAAGAGGGGCTAAGGATTATTCGGGATTCAAAGCCAAAGGGTGGAGCCCTTTATATAAAAACCAAAGGACGGAGCCCTTTATATAAAAAACCAAAGGGCGGAGCCCTTTATATAAAATCCAAAATTCTTCGAATTTTATCTTTATACAAAATTTAAAGGGGTTTATATCAAGGATTGATTCAAAGGGACTTTCGGTCCCTTTATCTCTAAGACGCGTACATTATACCCGCCTGACCATTCTGGATCCGCAGGATGTTGTAATTGACCGCATAAAAGTAGCTCCCGGATCCATTCTTGGATAGAGAGTATATCGGAACGCCCGGGGGGCAAATCAGGCGGAAGGTGTCGATCCGAGAAAAGTTGAGGGTTCCGGTTGGCTGAATCTTGGACGTGTCCAAGCAGAATGGAATTATGGCAACGTTGGAAGATCCGGTGGTTCCGGTCGGAGTGTACCCGTTAGGTGTCAGGTAATACTGGTTGATGTCGGTCCAATGATACAGGGCACGCGACTCGCCGATATCGGTCCCGTTCACCTGCTGCTTCAGGAAAAGGTTCTTGGCGGCATTCGACCCGGAACCGGCTCCACCGGTGTTGTACACGCTGATGTAGTTGTTGGACTCGAATGCGATGTACTTTACGGGCTGAGACAGAGCAAACTCATAAGAGCTCGCTCCGGTCATCGGGGTCCGGACCACCTGGGTAATCAGCATGTCGTGGCTCTTCTTGGCGAAAAAGTTGCGCTCCGCCTCATCCAGGTAGATGAACCGGGACCAGCACGTGATGCTCGGATCCGGGAGGACCGATCCCCAGTAGATACGGAGCTCGACATCGTGGTACTGGAGAGCCACCAGGGGAAGGCTCGATGCCCAATCCTTGCAGAAGAAAAACTTCAGGGGGTAAAACCCATTGTTAGGAAACGTCGGGTGGAACTTGGTCGAATAGGTGCTCGACCCAACAATCGGCTCGATGTTCGAGGTCCAGACGAAATCCTGGGTGTCAATCACCTGACCACCAATCACCAGGTCGATGTGATCGATCGCCTTGGACCAATCGATGTTGACGTTCGAACACTGGTTGGTATCTTGGCTCGTCAGGTAGACCGAACTCAGGAGGTCACCCTTCTTTTCGATCCGGACGGTGGACATGCTCAATGGTCCAGGAGTACCCTGGATAACCTGGCGCTCGATTGTCGATGCGAAATGGGTATACCGTTTGAATGAACTGCGGAAAAATGAAATTTCCGGATTTCCCGAAAGGTACATATCCTGGACACCGACTGCAACAAGCTGGACAATACCAGAGCTCATTTTCTGATTGGTGCCCAGAAATAAAATATCAGGATATAACAAAATGGCTCCTCCGAAACAATGGGTTCTTGCCGAATTCACCAACCGTGCTGGTCGCGAAGTATGGCATATTCCGGGCACGACCGAGATGAAGCGTAAGGGTCCCTCAGGCAAGTGGGTCTACAAGGTCTATCTGACTGATAAGCCTCGCGCTCCGCGTACCAAGGGTATGTATGGTCCCCGTACCCTGGCTCAGGTCCAGGGTTACGCCAAGGCGGCAGCGACCCGCCGAGCAAAGACTGGCTACCTGCCATCCCCGGGTGTCCTCGGCGCTCTGTTCGGTGCGAGCCCGATCGCCAAGGCGAAGCGTATCCTGACCAGCGCCGCCAAGGCGAAGATGCTTGCCGGTCGCCGCAGTAAGTCCCAGGCGCGCAAGCTGGCGGCTCTCAAGCGCGATATTATGTTCGGTGCCCCTCTGGGCTACACGGTGGGCGGTTCCCCTACCCGCCGGAATCTGACTTATGGCTCCAAGGTGGGTTCTCCGGGTCGCATGGGTGCTCTGGGTCGTCTCCGTCTGCCGCGCCCTCGCATCTCCCCCTTTTAATTGATTGATAAAGCGACATAGTTTCCGGCATTGACATCCTTCGCCATATTCAGAGATTCATTGGTCGCGTAAGGGTTCTTGTTTGATTTGAGCTCGTTCAGGTCGTAGAATCCATCATTTCTATAATTTTGCACAAGTCCAACTCCGGGTCCAGGGGGTCCCGGAGCGTCCGTATCATACTCCCGACGCAGATTGGTAACCAGACCACCTGCGTCGAGGGGGTCCGCCCGCACATTCATCCTTTGCCCGTTTCCGGCTCGGTCCGGGTTCTGTTTGGTCCCGCGATCCTTCATCAGGGAATGATCGTTACCGTACGGCTGATAGACCGTCGATTGCATGGTTCCAAACTGTAAAAAGTCGCCTTGACGGTCCCCGGTCTCTTGTCGGGTTGTTGTCCGGGCAGTCTTGACGTATTCCGATATCCAGTTGGTCGCATGGAGAGCACCACCTTGCCCTTGACCGCTGGTCTGAGCCGGTGGGCGATAGTAAACCTTGTCCGGGAAATGAGTCAGGTCGCCCGTTACTGCCGGGGCACCCTTGACAACCGCATCGGCGGGACCGCCCATATTTCCCTTGAGGGGAATCAGACGCTCGTCGTTTATGTTGGTCGGGAGGACCCGGAACAACTGTTGGAATCCACCGGCACTTGCTACGTTTGCCCCGACACCGAGACCCGGACCGATCATAACTTTGGTCACCGGAGGGACGTTGTGCATCCGGTTCGAGATGTTTTCGCGCCCAACCAGATCGTATACGGGCTGACCGAATGGGAACTGAACCTGATTTGAATCTTGGAGGCTTGCAATCTCACGTTTGGGCTGCATCCGTTCGCTTCCGACCCGACGTCCGACATCGGGCGTCACATTCTTGGTATCCATGAAATCCATCGCATGGTCTCTGGGCTCTCTGATCACCTTTGGGACGGTCGGAGTCGATCCATCATCCGAATCCCTTGAAAACTTTTGACCCGCGTAGACGAGACCGACGACAGCCATAACAGACCAAGGGTCCATCTAGTTATTAAGAGCTCCGAAAATTATACCTCTGAGCCGTCCTGAGATTCATATCATGGGCATAGGTGCTCGCTGGGTATATCGGGTTGTAAAAGAGCTCGGGGCTATCAATGTGAAGGTTTGGAAAATCAAAGTTGGTCTGAGTAAATTGCTTTTTGTAATCGAACGTGCTCTCGGGAATCAGAGAGTTGTCAACCTCGATGTTCCAGTAGGACATTTTATTATATGCGTTCAAAAGTTTTTCGCTGAACATACTCGGCTCCACGAGCCATCGAGCTATCCGGGTCACACATCATAGAGTTTTCACGACATGTCGGCTTGAACATGCTCGGGTAAGCACCCTGGAGAAACTCATCACGGTCATTCGGGATGGTTGACGATGGTGCCGTGTAAAAGTTGTGTTCGGCAAACCAGCGACCCTCTTGATACGGGTGGATCAGGTCCCAATTCTCTTTCAAGAGCTTCGGGTCCAGATTTGCCCTGGGGCGGTCCGGGCGATCCACATAATCCTGCATCATGACGTTATCCATAACGTTGGTACCGGTTGAGTCCCCGGTATACCTAGGATTGAAGCTCTCTGAGATCATACCATTCTTATACATGATGTACAATACGACGAGAGCGAGCGAACCAATCAGAAGGATCCGATTATCGCGCCGAATCAAGTACAAGATACACGAAGCGTATAAGATGAATCGGGTCGTCGCAAGGACCCGATCCTTTGCCGACTGTTTTGGGGTTGGCCAGAATTTGAAGATGTTATTCTTGGAAAACAGTTCATCCATTTAATAAACGGTTCGATTAGTTTTCTGGGTCTTAAAGGTTTGGGTCACTTAAGAAACCAAATGAGTACCGTTCGGATGTTTAATGACATGCTGGAGCAGTTTATGACCGAGCTCAACATGACTTTTCCCGAGAACAACTCGGTTAAAAGGTACCAGGCTTCCATGGAACTTTTGAAACTGACCAACCCGAAACAGCTATCAATCAACTTTTTGAATGTCGCGAAACCATTCTCAAATCAGATTATGTCCAAGGATGAGAATTTCATCCTCAAGGAACCGATTCTGCCCGATGTAAACCTTGGAGAGATGTGGCTCGAGCTGAGTCCCAAGTCCAAGGATAACATATGGAAGTACCTTCAGTCCCTGTTGACCATCGGGACCATGGTGAATAGTATCCCCAAGAACCTGATGGATAATATTGAAAAGATGGCAGAGTCGATCGCTTCAGAGATGACCGAGGCGCCCGACATGTCCGCGCTCATGAGTCTTCTTCAGAAGCAGGTGTAAAACAAAACAAAGAGCAAAATTCGTAGAATTTTGGGTCCAAACCCTAAAAAGGCTCTTTGGTTATCGCTTCGCCGTTCCCTTGGTACATGATGAGGTATACCAACGCTCCGACGAATAGAGCCGGCTTGACATATTCCGAATTCTTCTGGGGTTTCTGCGAAACGTGAACCGCGACCGCTGTCACCAGAGCCGCAAAGGCTGCCGCATAAAGCGGATTCTTCAACTGGTCCCTGAACATTTATATTTGGGAACCTTTTTTATCTGGTGCATCCGCGTATAGCTCAGCCTCTTGTTGCATCTGGGGCGGGTCCGAAACCGGGAATGGCGACTTGGTTATAGGACTCTCACGGTTGAGCGCCTCCTCGAACGCCTCTTCACGGTCGATGGTTGGCTCCGGCTCCGCTTCCGGCTCCGCTTCCGGTTCCTTTACCGG